TCGGAAGGGTCAAATGGATCCCCGAGTCCAAGATGACGGGAAAGGATAACTGCGCCTGGTATCTATTCGATCAGAATAACTCCGGTCCAACCGAATTCATCGGGAGGGCCGCATGACTCTCCAATCAGCCATAGCAGCAGCAATAACCGGAAAGACTCCTCAAGAAGCAGTAGCCATTCGGAAGCTCTGCAACATCCCGCATTGGGCGCTCACCTTTCACGAAACCGAACAGGCTGTTCGAGAAGCCTGGAAACAAGCGCTTCCACCAAACGAGATTTCCAGTGTGTACGGAGAAGGGAAATGAGCCGGACGCTTGAACATCGCCAGCTCAATACGAAGGCCACGGCTGAGCCATACGAGAACGATGAGGAGCTAACGTGGCGGCGTGACGCCAAGCGCGGCTCAGAGGCGCTCATGGACGCCATCCTTCGGGCGCACGGTCAAGCGGTGCCTGTCAGGCGCGTTCCGCCTTTAGAGGTAAACCGCATTCGCCGCAGACCGATGGAGCGAAAGTGCTGCCCCGTGTGCGGGTCCACCAGACCTCCGATGTCTCCGATGATCGCCAAAATACAGAGCGCGGTTATATCCTATTACGGCATTGACGAGCAGGAACTATTCGGAACCCGCAGGGCCACCGCGAGGCCGCGACAGGTAGCGATTTACCTAACTCGCCAGCTCACGCGCTACTCGCTTCCGCAGATCGGCATTCGGTTCGACAAGGACCACACGACGGTCCTTCACGCCGTGCAGAAGATTAAGGCGCTTCTGCCTGAGGATGACAAGCTCGCGGCTGACGTTGAGGCGCTAACCGAAAGCCTGGAGAGGTGAGCGGCAAATCCGACACATGGATGCCGTTCTACGTCGGGGACTATCTCTCCGCGACCGGCAGACTCACGACCGAGCAGCACGGCGCATATCTGCTGATCCTGCTCGACTACTGGAAGAACGGCCCTCCGCCAAACAATGACGCTGTATTGGCTGCCATCGCCCGCATGTCCCCTGCGGCATGGAAGAAGGCTAAACCAGCTCTGATCAGCTTCTTCGACATTCAGGACGGGCAGCTAATCCAGAAGCGCGTCGAGAAGGAGCGGCAGCGCGCGGCAAGCGTAACAGAAGAGCGCAGCAAAGCCGGTAAGGAAGGTGCGGCTAAGCGATGGCAAAACCACAAGCAAACCGATGGCAAACCTATGACAAATGCCATGGCAAAGCCAAAGCAAAACGATGCACCTTCACAGTCACAAGGTTCTAACGAACCTATTGCATCCACTAACGTGGATGTGTCGGTTGGCGCCGACTCCCCGCTCACAAAATCTGAAATCTTGGAAGCTTGGCACACCAGAATGGTACCGCTCGGCTTCCCTGCCGTCGCCAAGATGACGGCTCAACGCGAACGGCTGCTGAAGGCAAGGTTGAAGGACAGCACTTTGGAGGACTGGCAGCGCGCGATGGATGCGCTCGAACGATCCGCGTTTTGTCGTGGCGAGAACGACCGTGGCTGGCGAGCCGACTTCGATTTCCTGCTTCAACCAAAAAGCTTCACCAAATTGATCGAGGGTGCGTATGACCACTAACCGACTGGCGAAAAGCGAGGTTCAGCCCAAGCGCACTGCCCAGGAATGGTGTGATCTAGGCAACGAGCGGTTGCGCGGCTTGCGGCCATATGAGGGCAAGAAGTTCCAAGGCTACGCACCGAGAGACGACATCGAATGGGTCGTTGAGAACGGACAGCCACGTCTCAGGTGCAAGATCAAGTCAGCATAGGGGTGGGAGGGGCATAGTGGCGAGAAAGGGGCGAAAGCCAAAATCACGGGAGCAAAAGCTTTTCGATGCTGTGAAGCGAACACAACCCGCTGAATATATTCTCCAGCGGCGTGAGGTGTTCTCCTTCGTTGTCCCGCCGACAGACAAGCGACTGGACGGGCGCAATGGTGAGATCGACTCCGAGGTCTGCGATGCGATCGGGCAGCTCTGCGCTCTGGGGCTGTTAGATGGTCATGGCCACGATCCAATCGAACTTAGGGACAAGGGCAGGTTCTGGGGCTGTCACTACGCCAAGCTGATGAAGAAGCTCGGCATGAAAACCGGATCGCTTGAACGGCAGGACAAGGGCAAACCAACTGAGGCTCTAACGGCAGCGGATCTGCTGTTCGACAAGATGGACGAGAACCTTCCGAACTATGAGCGCTCGGTATTGCTGAGCCTGATTGTCGATGAGCTGATCGGCCACAAAGGAATCGTGCCTTGGGCACAAAGCCTGATCGACGAGGCTCTGCTGAAGCGCAAGCGGTTGCCAGTAGATCGGGTGGTTCGGTTTCCAGACATGCAGGACAGGGAATATCTCGCTGCGGCGATACGGGGACTGTGTGTTCTGGTTGATGGTGCATTGCCAATGAGGAGGGCGGCATGACCGCGCGTGTATTTCGCACCTACTGTGGCTCCTATCGTTGGCCACCAGATGGTGTGAGCTTTCGGCAGTGGGGCGCGGCATGCGACCGGATCGGGAGAGGGTGCTGGCAGCGTGGACAACCGATTGATTACGCCGAGGTTGAGAGGCTGGCCCGCGAAGGTAATATGACCGAATGTTCGGCTTGGTATTACGATGGGAACCAAGGGACACAATGAGCGTTGTCGCTGGGCGCGCACAGAGCGCTTGACAGCGGCTCTCTGATAATATACGAAATGGACCATAGCGCCCCCTGACCGGGGCGTTTTTTGTTTCCGCGCCACCTCCCCGGCGCGAACCGCCGCCAGCAAATGCGAACCGCGCTTCCGTCCACAGTAAGGGCGCGAGGGGCATTCTTGTTGTGCGGCGGGTAAATCCGAAACCTTTGTCACCGCCCAGCTTCCAGCAGCGGAAACGGAGAGGTTGCCATGAAAACAATCAAGACGATTCAAGATGGCTCACGGAGGAGCTAGACCGGGCGCGGGCCGCAAGGCTGGTTCAGCAACCCAGCGCACTCGTGAGATAGCGAACGCGGTTGCTGAGGGCCTTACGCCTCTTGAATACCTGACCAGTATTTACCGCGACGAGAATGCGGATGAGGCCAAGCGCATAGACGCCGCCAAGGCTGCAGCACCGTATGTTCATCCCAAGCTCGCCAATGTGGACGCGAACGTAACCGGCAAGATCGCTATCGGAAACGTCTGGTTCGCTGGCCTGAACACGGGTGACGACGCAGACGATTGACCTCGTATCTCCCTACGAGGTCCGCAGTCAGTTCAAACCGCTTCACACGCGCAAAACACGCTGGTTCATCGCCGTAGCCCATAGGCGGGCAGGAAAGACCGTCGCCGACATCAACGAGCTGATCATTGGCGCGTTGAAATGCACTAAGCCCAATCCGCGCTTCGCCTATGTTGCTCCACAACTCAATCAGGCGAAGGACATCGCGTGGGTTTATCTCAAGGAATATTCAGCCTTCCTCTCGCCCAAGATTAACGAGAGCGAGCTTTGGGTTGAGCTTCCCGGCGGCAAGCGGATCAGGATTTACGGTGCTGACAATCCAGACCGATTGAGGGGTATCTATCTCGACGGTGTTGTTCTCGACGAGTTTGGAGACATGGACCCGACGATCTGGTCGCAAGTCATTCGACCGGCGCTGTCTGACCGCAGGGGTTGGGCATGTTTTATCGGGACGCCCAAAGGCAAGAACACATTTCACGAGTTGTGGACGCGAGCTGAGGATGATCCCGACTGGACGCGACTGATGCTGAGGGCGTCAGAAACGGGAATATTGGACGACACTGAACTTTCAGACGCCCGGAAGATGATGGGGCCTGACGAGTTCGCGCAGGAATATGAATGCTCGTTCGAGGCCGCTGTCAAAGGCGCTTACTACGGCACTGAGATGAATGAGGCAGCGGAGCGCATCACCAGCGTGCCGTACGATCCTAAGCTGCCGGTCCACACCGCATGGGATCTGGGCGTCGCGGATTCGACGGTAATCTGGTTCGTCCAGACTGTGGGTCGCGAAACAAGATTTATCGACTGCCTCAAAGGTGAGGGCGTCGGCCTCGACTGGTATGTGAAGGAATTACAGAAACGGCCTTACGTATGGGGCAATCACTATCTGCCGCATGACGTTGAGGTTCGCGAGCTGGGCACCGGCAAGAGCCGCAAAGAGGTTCTTGAGGGGTTGGGAATAAGGACAACGGTCTGTCCGAATATCCCGATTGCAGACGGCATTCAGGCGGTTCGCATGCTTCTGCCGATGTCGTGGTTCGACAAAGAGAAATGCGCTTCGGGAATTGAGGCGCTGAGAATGTACCGCCGCGAATATGACGAAAAGCGGCAAGAGTTCCGTCAGCATCCATTACACGACTGGACGAGCCACTACGCCGACGCGGCAAGATATTTCGCTGTTGGCCATCGCGAACGGCCGAAGATGCAGCCAATCAAGTACAGCAACCGGGGCATAGTCTGATGTCGCACGGGACGATCGAACTAGGCACGGCGCGTATTCACTGGGTCAACGCTGGGCGCATTCCGGAGCGGCAGACGAAAATGTACGCGTTGGCCGCTTGGGCTAACGACTGCGAGCGGAAGTTACTTGGACTGCATTGCGGGCAAGTGTTGGACCGCAAGCGTCACCTTAATTGGGCGGAGGGGATCGTATGATTGATGTCGATCCTCAATTTCTCTCGTTCCTCCAATCGGAGGAATCGCGGGCCTATAACGGCACGCTGCTGCAAGAGGTCGAGGCGGCAATCAATTCCTACAATGGGCAGGCTTACGGCGATGAGGAGGATGGGCGAAGTCAGGTCGTAGCGGCTGACGTATCAGAAACCGTCGATTACATGCTCACGTCGATCCTGGACGTGATGATCAGCTCGGGACGGGTGGTTGAGTTCGAGCCACAGTCAGAGGTAGACGAAGAGCTTGCCGACGACGCCACTGAGGCGATGCACTATCTGTATCGGCGGAAGTCTGGTTATCGAGTTATCCACGACTGGGCCAAGGCTGGACTGGTCGAGAAGATCGGGATCGTAAAATCCTGTGTCGAGCGCAAGAAAAAGCGCGTTGATGCGCTGTACCACCCATCCGAGTTTCCCGAGAGTGCAATCCAGGCGCAGGAGACGGACCAACCGCACCCGGTAGACGGCTCGCCGATGATCCGCGCCGTTACTATCGAGGATACGGCGGCAGAGTTCATTGATTACCTTGTTCCGCTTGAAGAGTTCCGCATTGCCCCCGATGCGCGGGATTTCGATACGGCGGTTTATCTCTCTCACCTGACCGAGCGCAGCCTGTCCGATCTCGTCGAGATGGGTTTCGACACAAGCGATGTGGATTTGGCGGAGGGTTCCAACCCGCTGTTCACGGCACTCGCTCAGGCTCGCGATGATGGACGGCCTAGCTGGTACGGCGTTCTCAACCGCACGGGAGCCAACCGTAAGGTATGGCTCAGCGAAGAGTATGTTCTCTACGATCTAGACGGCGACGGGATTGCTGAAAGGCTATGCGTTCACCGTGTAGGCAACATGGTACTGTCGGTCGAACAGGTCGATTATCAGCCGTTTGAATATTGGTGCCCATACCCGATGCAGGGGCGGCTTATTGGCCAATCGCTGGCCGACAAGACGATGGACATCCAGCGCGTCAACACCGTGCTTGAACGGAACATGCTGGACAGCCTTTATTTCCAGACGGCACCAGGCACTTACGTTTCAGATTCCGCGATCAACGATCACACGCTTGACGATCTTCTAACCGTCAGGCCCGGTCGGATCGTTCGCTACACCGGCAACCAGGCCCCGATTCCAGAAGAGCGCAACGACACCTCGCAAGTCGCAATGGCGGCGATTGAGTTCAAGATTCGCCAGCGTGAGGCCAGAACCGGAATTACCCGGCTCAACAAGGGCGTTGACGAGGACGCGCTGAACGACACCGCTGCGGGGCAGGCAATGCTCATGTCGCGCGGCCAGCAGATGGAGCGCTACATCATCCGTAACTTCGCGGAGGCTGTCGCAAGGTTGTTCGGGCGCAAGGTCAACCTGATGCGCCAATATGCTGAGCCCTTCCAGATCAGGGTGGATGGGCAATATCGAACCGTAGACCCTTCCCAGTGGCCAGAAGATATGGGCGTTGAGGTTGTTGTTGGGTTGGGTTCAGGCTCGAAGCAGGAGCGCATCGTCTACCGCCAGCAAGTCGGCCAAGTCCAGTCGATGCTCAAGATGGCGGGTTCGCCGATCGTCACCGACGACAACATTTACAACAATGCAGTTGGGTTGGCTCGGGATTGCGGATTGCAGCCGAACGACCTGTTCACCGAACCGCCCAAGGACGCGCAGGGCAATCCGATTCCGCCGCAACCCGCTCCGGACCCCAAGGCACAAGCTTTGATGGCTCAGGTTCAGGTGAAGCAGGCCGCATTGGAACAACAGGCGCAAATGGATCAGCAGAAGATCCAGCTGATGGCCCAGCAGCACGTCGATTCCGCGCAGTTGGAAGAGGCCAAGATGAATGCCCAGTCGGCCTTGGCTCTGAGGCAGCAGAACCTTCAGGCGTGGATCGACAAGCAGCAGATGGAGCTTGAGGCGTCGAAACACGCAGCCACACTCGATACGCAGCAGAAGATCGCCAAGATGCGCCCCGGCGGAGCGCTTAACAAGTGAGGTATTTTAGTCGCCCGAGAGCAATCAAGCCCCGCTGCGACTGGGATGATGACGTGCCGCTGATCCCTAGCATCGATGTGCCAGAGCACGAAGAGCGGTTCACCGGACTGTTGGACGGGCGCGGCGAGGAAATTTGGTGCGCGCCCCGGCCCATCGGTTTCGGTCGTGACAAGGAGTGGGCATGACTCCACAAGAGCGCATCGCCAAAGCATCGCAGGCGAGGTTCGCATTCGATGAGTTCATTGGCCCCATGCTCGATGCCCTCCATGACGAATACACGTCGCGGCTTGTTGAGATTGCCAGCACCGAACTTCACCCGGCGCAGCGTTCGGACAAGATCACCGCGCTATCGAATGCGCTGAAGATCGTTGCCAATCTTAAGGCGGGAATGATTGAAGCCATCCGCGACGGCGAACTAGCCAAAATCGAGAAACTCAGGGCGGAGCGCGTTGAACAGATGAGCGATGCGCAGCAGCGGTTGCTCAAGATCACAGGTTACTGAAATTCCGGCACATTAAGCCGGTGAATGCGCGTCGTGAGACGCCCAATCCCAAGAAGGAAGAAGCATGACGACCCAGCCTGAAACGGCAGTCGGCAGCGAATCCGCACAGGAAGCGCCTGCCGCCACTCCAGAGACATTTTTCGAAGAACTGGCGACAGAGTTATTCCCGCAGGAAGAAGAGGAAATTCCGGCTGACGAAAGCGGCGACGAACCGCAATTGGATGCCGAAGGCGAAACCGAGGGCGAAGAGGAAGCCGACGATCTTCCTCCCATCGAACCGCCGGTTTCGTGGGACGCGGAAGCGAAAGAGCGCTTCGCCAAGCTCCCGCGCGAGGATCAGGAATATCTGGCCAAGCGTGAGGGTGAGCGCGAGCGTTTCGTTCAAACCAAATCCCAGGAAGCAGTGCGAGCCAAGCAGGACGCCGAGCAGTCGGCCCAGCAAAGCCTTGCGCAATACGACGCCCAGATGGCCCAGCAGTACCAGCAGCTTGCAGCCCAGTTCGCACCGCAGGCCCCTGACCCGTCGTTGCTCCGGTTCAATCCGGAGGCTTTCTATGCCCAAGAGGCCGAATACCGCACCAAGACTGCCCAGCAACAGGAGTTGCAGCAGCAGGCGCAGTTACTGGCCCAACAGGCACAGGCACGGGCCGCTCAAATCGAGCAGGCCCAGATAGCGGAACAGCACCGCATCATCGTCGAGAATTTTCCGGAATATGCCGATCCCACGACCGGCCCCGAGCTTAGAAACAAGCTCACGGCGGCGGCAAAGCGGATTGGGTACTCCGACGAACTGATCGGACAAGCCCGCGCTCAGGACATCCTCGCTCTGCGCACCGTCTCGGAAGCCTTGGAAAAGGCCGACAAATACGATGCGCTTCAGAAGGGCAAGATGGAGAAGGTCCGCGCGGCCAAAGGCAAGCCACCCGTGCAAACGCGGCCAGGTGTTGCCCAGACGCCAGATGCAGTTCGATCGCGCAACACAGCCGAGCTTAAAGCCACCCTCCTCACGTCCAAGAACAGAGATGCTCAAGGGGCGGCATTCATGGAGCTGGCCAAGGTAAACGGCTGGGTTTCTTAAACCCTGATTCCACGCCGTGAGGCGTCGAGTCCCAGCGCCCCTTCGGGGGCCAGAAGGAAATCGAAATGGCTGTTCCAACTAATACAATTCAGGCGGTGGGCCGCGTCGGCATCCGTGAGGATCTGTCCGACACCATCGGCGCGCTGTTTCCCGACGATACGCCGTTCCTCAAGGCCATTGGCACCGAGAACGCAACTCAGGTCTATCACGAGTGGCAGACCGACAAGCTGGCGGCTGCAAGTGCCACGAACTACAACGTTCAGGGCGCTGACCTCACCAACAGCTCGCGCGCCAACACCGTTCGTCAGGGTAACTATACCCAGATTATGACGAAGGTTGTCGGTTCCTCGACCACCATGGAGGCGAGCCGCACAGCGGGGCGCTCGTCCGAGCTTGGCCGGGAACTGATGAAGGCCGCTCGCGAGATCAAGACTGACGAAGAGCTGCGCTTCACCGGCAACTATGCCGCCGTTGCACCGACTTCGAGCGTCGAAGGTCAGTCTGCTGGCGCGTTGGCGTTCATTGTCACCAACAGCTACTCCGGTTCCACCGGCACGGCCCCGACCTATTCGGGCAGCACGACCGTTGGCTATCCGAACGCGGCTGCTGGCAACGGTACGCAGCGGACCTATACGGAAACGCTGCTCAAGACCGCGCTGAAGGACTGCTGGGTTGCCGGTGGCAATCCCAAGCTGGTCATCACCGATATGCCGCACAAGCAGATTGCGGCGGCATTCTCGGGTCTGGCCACACAGCGCCGGGAAACTGGCGACAAGACGATCACGATTGTTGCTGGTGCCGATATCTATGTGTCGGACGCTGGTAACGTTCAGTTCGTGCCGTCCCGCTTCTGTTCGAACCGCGATGCTCTTGTGATCGACCCGGAATATTGGGCGGTTGCCGAGCTTGAATCGCTCAAAGTGTTCGACCTCGCGACGACCGGCCTCGCGACCCGCAAGGGCATGAGGCAGGAAGTTGCTCTGGTTTCGCGCAACGAAGCGGCCAGTGCTGCGATCCGCGATCTCACCTAATGACTACCGAGGGGTGGGTTTTTGGCTCACCCCTCTTCTTTTCGAGGAGCACCGATGAACCGGGAGCTTATCGACTACAATTCAGCCTTGGGAATGCGGACATGGCTAGAAAGCCATCCCGACGATCCCGAAGGAGTAGTGGTGCGGCGCGAGTTCAGCGGGCGCACCACCCAGAAGATCATCGACGCGAACAAGATCGCGGCCAATCACTTGAACACCGGCAAGATGGAAGAGCTTGAGCACGTCGCCTCCATCCCCGTCGCCGTCATGTACGAATGGCTGACGAAATACGGCGTCGATGCGTGGAAATATTCAAGCTGCGAAGAGACGCGCCGCCGCGTGAACCGCCTGCTGAACGACTCCGAATACCGATACCTGAAGGTGCGGAACATCATCATCTGAAAGGCCGCTAAATGGCACATGCGAACGGCAACCAGGATACCGATCTTGGAACTATCATCACGCACACTGCGGCTTCTGCCGGAGTTACTGGCGCACAGCTCGACGGCACCAACTGCCGGGGCGTTCTGGTGTTCATCAACATCTCGGCGATCACCGGAACCTCACCGACCCTAACCGTTTCGATCAAAGGGCTGGATTCGAACGGCAACGCCTACACAATCCTGCAAAGCGCAGCGCTTACCGCGACGGGTCTAACTGTCCTTCGTGTCTATCCGTCCCTGACCGCAGTCGCCAACACGACGGCGAACGACATCATTCCGGTAAGCTGGCGCATTGACACGACAATCGGCGGCACCACTCCCGCAGTCACCGCCAAAATCAGCGCGAACTTGGCCTACTAACGATGTTCGCATTCTCGCTTGGCGTCTCGTCAACCTCCGCTATCCCGGACTACCCGACGCTTAAGCAGGTGGTTGCGGATTGGCTGGACAGAGACGACCTCGCCACGAAAATCCCGATGTTTGTCCAGATGTGCGAGGCGATGTTCAATCGCGAACTTCGCACGCCTGACATGGAATCGACGACAACACTTCTATCGTCCACTGAATCTGTGATTTTGCCGACCGATTATCTGGCGATGCGCTCGGTATACCTTCACGGCAGCCCCGACAGTCCGTTGAGGGGGATTTCGCCGACCACCCAAAGATCGGATTGGGATGGAACGGCTGGTATTCCTGTAGCCTACACGCTGGTTTCTGGGGTTTTGCGGCTTGTCCCTCCGCCGGAAAGCCAGACGGCACTAGTGATGGACTATTGGGCGCAGATCGAACCCCTTTCGGACGCGAACGAGTCAAACTGGCTGCTTCAGAAGCATCCCGACGCCTATCTGTACGGAACATTGTACAACGCGGAAGCCTATCTCGATAATTCTACCCGTGCCGCACAATGGAAAGGGCTGCTGACTGAAACGCTGGCGAAAATCAACGCCATGGCCCGGTCTGATCGGTTCGGGGCTGGGCCTCTGGTTCCCAACACAATGGTTCAGGTTTCAGGCTCCAGATGCTGAAAGCCTATCGCTTTGGGGAGTGGTTGCCCGACCTTCCCCCGAGCGGAAACGTCATCATTGCGAGGAACGTCTACGCGATAGATGGTGGATATTCGCCAGTCCCGAGCTATTCCGCCATTACGCCAACGGTGGGCGCGCCACTGAGCGGAGGATGCGCGTTCGTCGGCTCTGACGGAACTGCGTCTCTTCTAACGGCCACATCTGCCAACCTCTACAAATACAGCGGATCGGCATGGAATTCCGTTCTCGCCGTTTCAACTTCTGCCCGCTGGAGATTCTGCCAGTTCGGCGACAATATAATCGCGGCCAATGGCGGGACACTGGTGTCCTATGGGCTAATAACAGGGATAGCGGCGGCAATTTCCGGCGCTCCTACAGCCACGGACGTGGCGACGGTTCGAGATTTCGTTTTCGCAGCCGGAATCAATGGCAACAAACAGCTGGTAGGATGGTCGGCGTTCAACGACTCCACTTCATGGCCGATGGACGGCATTACCAACCAGTCCGACCAGCAGCCTCTTCCCGATGGAGGGGAGGCTGTCGCGATTGTCGGCGGGGAATATGGGATCATCCTGCAAAAGAAGGCGATACGCCGCGTCACTTACGTTGGCGGCGATGTCATTTTCCAGATTGATGTGATCAGCCCGGAAGTGGGTTGCATTGCACAGGGGTCTGTCTGCAACGCGGGAAGGCTGATCTTCTTCATTTCGGAACGCGGTTTCGAGATGTGCGACGGTGAGAACGTCATTCCTGTGGCCGACGAGAAGTTCAACCGCTGGTTCTTTTCGACCTATTCAAGAGCCGATATCGCCAACGTTTGGGCCGCGATCGATCCCAGAAGGTCGCTCGCGATGTGGGCGCTTCCCGGAAGTCCGGGCCGCATTATTTGCTACAATTGGGTTCTGAAACAAGCCGCCTATATCGAAACCGATGTGCAGGCGATGTTCACCGGCTTCACATCTGCAATTTCCGTGGATTCGCTGGGCGACATCGATACTATCGTCGGGAGCCTTGACGATCCAAAATACCAGGGCGGCTATCCGCTCCTTCTGATTTCCGACAACGCAACGAACAGTGTCGGGGCCTTCTCGGGATCGGCGCTGGAAGCAACGATCAAAATTGCCAATGTCGAGCCGTCGCCGGGGGCAAGGAGCCGGATCAGGTCGCTGCGTCCGATCACCGATGCCATAAATGCCAGCGCCACCATCAACGCCAGAATGCGCGCCGGGGACGGAGAAGATACGGTTTCCGCTGCGACCATGCGTTCGAACGGCAAAATGCCGATCAGGGCGAATGGACGATACAACACGATAGCCCTCACGATCCCTGCGGCTGAAGTGTGGACAGAGCTTCAGGGAGTGGAGGTAGAGTTCGAGGCCGGGGATGGCCGGTAGCTATCCAAACTTGCCAACCTTGGGCGGAACGGCTCGGGAGGTCGCGCAGGCGGTCAATTATCTGCTGAACGCAGTAGGACCACTCTTGGCCAAACCGGCACTCAGCCTCGACTTCGTCAATGGTGTCTATTCGGCTGGCAACACCACTTACGGCACCCTTTCATCTCTTCCAGGGTATTCCTACAGTCGAACCGGGCAACAGGGCGCGATAGATATTAATGGAAGCGCGGCATGGTTTGCCGATAACATTCCGGCGATCAATGGATACGGGCTCAATCACTACCCGTCCGCCACAAACGCGATCACTTATTCGCAGCAGCTTGAGAACGCGGCTTGGACGGCGGGAGGGCTAACTGTCACCACCGGGGCTGGCACCGCGCCAGATGGCACCACGACGATGGAGCGTTTGCAATCGACCGGTACGAACTCGATTTATCAGTTGCCTAGCGTTGGAACTGGAATCGTTTGCGTTTGCGCGAAATACACCGACACGAATGCAAGATATCTTGAGGTGTATGTAAGCGGCTACTTCACCGCCGCCTGTTTCGATCTGCTCAATGGCGTCGTGGTTGGGGCCTCGTCCGGTGTCACGGCATTCATCCTACCCGCCAACAATGGCGGATATTATTGCTGCGCCGCCGGTAATGTGACCGGGGGAACCGGAGCGGGGCTTTCAACATCATCTACTATCGGCAATCAGGGCGATGCTCCCTCCGGGGCCGGAGCGCTACTTTGGCAGTTTCAGGCGACGAACGGCAGTTTGCCGAGCGCAACGCCGCCCCCATTGATCGCAACCACTTCTGCATCTGCAACCATCGACGCCCCCACTCTGACGGTGAACTGCCCTAATGGCAGTTATACTGCGACCTACACCTTCGACGACGATTCGACGCAGACCGAGAGCGTAACAGTAAGCGCCGGAACGTTCACCCTAGACATTTATCCAACCCTCAATCGGCCTCGAATCAAAAAGGTCGTGGTGCAGTAGAAAATGCTCATCGGCTGGGTTCCCAATCCGCGCGATTGGGAGCGATGGCCGGAGGTTGAGGCATTACTCAAACCCGCAGCCGAGCGGGGCGATTTTAAAGAGGTCTTGGAACCGGACGAAACGCTCTGGGTCGTCTTGGATGGAGATGACCTTTTAGCCGCCGCAACAGCGTGGTTGAGCGTCGATCGATATGTGGAAGTGAAGCTTGTCGGGGGCCGTGAGCGACACCGATGGCTGGATCAACTAGACAAGGTGATTGGGAACGCGGCGCGCGAAGCGGGGGCTACGCGCATGACCGCAATTGGGCGTGTCGGATGGCTGAAAAGCCTCTCGTCACTGGGTTGGGTGAAGCACAGCGAGATCGACGCGAAAACGTGGGTCTACGAGCGTAAATTGTGAAGGAAAAAGTCTAGGAAATCTGCCGTTGTTCTGCTAGCGTTCTCACATGGAAAACGCAGCAGAAGAATGGCGCGACATTCGCGATTGGGAGGGCCTCTATCAGGTCAGCAATTTCGGTCGCGTGCGAAGTGTCCCAAGGACTCAGGTTAGGCTCAGCAAGAACGGCAAGCCCACCACATTTCGCTATGGATACAAGCTATTAAAGCCCGGCAAGAAGGACACCGGATATTTACTTGTAGTTCTGTCAGACATGACCAACGGGCGTCAAAGCATTGCTCGCGTTCATCGCCTGGTGTGTGAGGCGTTCCACGGGCCACAGCCCGGCTGGGATTACGAAGTCGCTCACTCGGATCACGACAAAACCAACAACGCATCCACCAATCTCAGGTGGGCCACCCATTACGACAACATTCAAGACTCGGTTCGTGATCGCACTGAAGTGGCGGACAACCACTCTGGCGTGATTGGCGTCTCTTGGGACAAGCGCAAACGAAAGTGGCTAGCTCATCTTGGGAGCAAGCCGCTCGGAACATTCAGAGATTTTGAAGATGCTGTTGCCGCTCGGAGACGGGCGGAGCGGCAAAACTGCAGGCAATCGGGCGACGTTGAGGAGCTTTCCTCTGTCGCTTAGGCGATGGAGGCTCCAATCGGCAAGAAAAGCTCGAAAACCACATCCACGTCGCAGCCGTGGTCGCCAGCGCAGCCGTTGCTGTTGGGTGCAGGCCAAGACCTGACGAACACCTACAACCAGAATCAGCCCATGCTCAACAATCTATCCTCGCAGATGGCGGGATATGCGGGACAATTGGGTCAGCAGGCGTTCGCGCCGCAGCCGGGGCTCACGCAGGGCACAAACTACATCACCAACCTGCTGAGCCAGAACCCGGCCAACAATCCCTATACCGACAGCCTCGTTCACCAAGGCGAACAGGATGCGGCCAACCAGGTTGATTCTACCTTTGGGTCGGCTGGGCGTACCGGAAGCAACGCAAACCAGCTCGCTTTAGCCAAGGGTGTGGCGATGGCCGGTGATCAGATCCGCGCCAATCAGTACAACACCGGAATTGCCCAACAGGAACAGGCGCTGGGAATGCTCCCGAGCATGACCGCAGCGCAATATTCAGGTGTCGCGCCTTACGCGGCTCTGACGGAAGGAGCGGGACAGCTTCCTTACTACGGCTCTTCCGCGCTTGGTGCGCTCGGCGGTCTCTATGGCGGCTACGGCAAAACCACTGGCACGCAGCCTGGCGGTTGGGGCACTGACCTACTGGCAGCGGGCATGTCCGCGCTCCCGTTCATCCCTGGCATCTCAGACCGACGCCTGAAACGCGATATCGAAAGGATTGGCGAGGCGAAGGACGGCCTCGGCATCTACACTTTCAGCTATAACTTCGATCCTGATCGCGTGATCTATCGCGGCGTCATGGCCGACGAGGTGCAGAAGCTGCGGCCATGGGCATTCGTTCCCAACATCCGCGATGGCTATTCAGGGGTCAACTACGCAGCACTCGGGAGTGTCGAATAATGAGCCCGTTTGGACTTCCGCAATTCGGCCAAACGCCGGGAATGCCGCAGATGGGTCAACTGCCCCAGTTCATGCAGCCATTGGGTCAGCTTCCTCAGATGGGACAGCAGATGCCTCAAATGGGCGACCAGCAGCAACCGACGCTTCCGCAGATGGGAAAGCCGATGGGTGGACAGCAGCAGATGCAGCCGTTCGCGCAGCCATCATTCCGCTTTCCAATCGATCCTAACAGCGGACAGCCGGGACAGCCGCAGCAAAATCCCCACGGTTTCGGCGGCATGGGCCCATGGGGACCGGCATTCGGTCTTGCCGGAATGATGGCTGGCCGTGGCGGTCTCGGTTCGATGGCTCCGATGCTCGGCGGTTTGGCTGGTTGGGGTCTGCATAAAGCCGGAGTATTCTAGGATGGCGTTCAACTTCCCGAACATCGACCCATCCCAGTTCAGTAATTTGCAATTCCAGACGCCATTCGGCTCGCCTCCTGCATCCATGGCACCACAAATGCCTCCACAGGCCCCGCAGACGCCCGTACAGGCGCAAATGGCACCTCAGGGCATGTTTGGGGGCGGAAGGCTTCAGAACGCGCTCATGGCCGCCGCAGCGGGCTTTCTAGCACGCACCCGACCGGGAATGGCCCAGTCACTGATGCAGGGCGTCCAAGATCAGCGGACCTTGAACCGGCAATCTCAACTCGCGATGCTAAAGGACAACCTCGATTTCCAGCGGCAGATGCAACTGGCGCAGGCCAACGTAAAGCTGAAGCTGCAATACCCAGACGGCGATTTCGCAACATCACTAATCCAAAGCGGAATCTATCCCGGAACTCCGGAATGGACGCACGCGATGCAAACCCACGTCCAGAACGAACTGGACCCCGCCGTAGTCACGCCCAAAGGCATGATGCTTCGCTCGCAGATCACTGGCGCATTGCAACCGCCCTCGGCCCCGGTTGGAAAGCTAACCCCGCTCGATGGAGGTCCGACGCCGCCAGCGTCGGACAACTTTCCCTATTGATCATGTCATGGGCGCGCTGATCCAGCAGGAAAGCCACGGTGACGGGACGGCGCGAAGCAATCAAGGCGCACTGGGATCGACGCAGCTAGAGCCGGGAACGGCACAGGAAATGGCCTCGAAGCTTGGCGTCCCGTTTCGTCCGGACTTGCTGCAGTCGAACGATCCTGCCGCACTTCAGTATCAACAGGCATTAGGGCGCGCCTACCTCTCTGAAGGCCTACAAAAGACCGGGAATCTGAGAGATGCGCTTCGTTATTACCACGGCGGTCCCAACCGGGCCGAGTGGGGGCCGAAAACCAACGCTTACGCTGACGCGGTGCTGAGCCGAATGAGGGGCAGTTAATGGCGCGATATAAAGACGAGGCCGGAAACATCTGGGAAGTTGGCGCAGACGGCCAACCCCATTTTGTCTCCGCGGCCTCAAGCCCCCTAGCCAAGCCCGGAATCCAGTACGAAGCCCCGCAGGCTGCCGCGAACCTACAACGCACCCAGCAGGAAGTCGCACAGACACAAGCGCAGATGGGTTACGACACGCGCATCAAGCGGGCGCAGGCGCAGCAGGAAGAGCAAAAGGCGTCCGACGCAGCTTATCAGGCCGGGGACGCGCTCGGGAACGCAAATCTAACCGGTCACGCCCGCTATCTCTCAGTTCCAGAGGACAAGCGCCCGCTTCTGGATCTGATGCTTTCCAACCAACTCCCGAAACTTAGCGGGTTTTCACTTGGCAAGCCTCAACTTTCATCGCTGATGGCGACGGCCAAGGCGATCGATCCCACATTCGACCCTTCTCTGTTCGGCATTCGCTATCAAGCGATTCAGGACTTCACCGGGGCCGGTAAGGCGTCTCAAATCATCGGGACGGCAGACAGGCTTGCGGCCAACCTTCAGCAGCTCAAGGCAATTTCTGACCAGCTGGGCGGCCCCAACCTCGGCTGGAAACCGCTCAACGCCTTTGTTGCGGGAAATGAGCAGTCGATCGGCAAAAAGGAAGTTGCGCTAGCGTCTGCATATGATGCGCTTCTGCCGGAGATCGCCAACCAGTTCGACCTCTTCATGAAGCAGAAGGGATCGCCAACGGTTAGCGGCACCGACGAGGTAATGAAGGGCCTTGCACGCCAGAAGTCGCAGGCTGAACGCGATGCGGCAATGCAACAGGTTGCAACCGCGATTCACGGCGGCATTCAGCCGCTCAAGGACCAGTGGAACTCGGCTTACGGTGGAAATCAGCCGCCGCCCATGTGGATTTCCAAGGACGCGGCAAACTTCTTTAGTTCGCTCGATCCACAGCACCGCGACGATTACGGTTTCGCCACTCCACTCGCCGGACTGCACGGGAACGGCCCAACTCCTCCCGGCGCGCCTCCCGCTGCCGGAGGAGGATTCTCACCCCCTCCAACCGGACCAACTAACGGCGGTATTGGCCCATCCACGAATGGTTTCAGCGAAACGCCAGACCCGCAATCGGCCGCATTCTGGGAACAAGCTGCACGAGCTGGAACGCCTTACGCTGCGGCTCTCAAGCAGTGGCAGCAGACCGAAGCTGCCGGCGGCAAGCAGATCAGCACGCCTCCGCCCCCCGATGCTTACGGGAAAGTGGCAGCTTACATGGCCGCGAATCCGAACGTTGCCTATCATCCTTTCCAGAGCATCACACGGACGCCTCTGAGCGCGACACATCAGGTGATGAACGCCATTTCCTCGTCGGCTCCAGGCGCTGCCGCTGGACACTTCTTCAATGCGGCCACGGCAGGGCTTCCGCAAATGGCTGCAGGAGATAACGGAGTCTATTGGAACGCGATCACCAACCAGCAGCATCCCTATCTGAGCGCTGCTGGAGACATTGGCGGCGGTGTTGCGGCATTGGCTGGCGGCTCGGCTGCCGCCGATGCTGCGGGACTTGGAACAAAGGTTGCAGCGGTTGCCGGAAAGCGCGCTGCGTCATTTCTGCCGATGGCGGGAGATACGCTTTACGGTGCGACCTACGGAGCCGCGCAGAATCCCGACGACCGCCTTGGAGGCGCGGTAACCGGCGGCCTGACTGGCATGTTCGGCGGCGCTGCTGGACGCGGATTAGCGCGTGGATTGGGCCGTGCCATCGCGCCAACGGCAGGGGCCGCAGCACCACTCTACGATGCGGGGGTTATGCCGACCATCGGCCAGCGCCTGAGCATGGCAACGGGCGTGCCGGGAGCCTTCGGTAAAGCCGTCAACGGCGTCGAGCAGGCAATGACCAACGTTCCCATTCTCGGGGGCGTCGTCAAGAATGCCCGAACCAAGGCGACCAACGACTTCCAGACCGGTGTATTCAACGATGCCCTGTCGCATCTGAATACATCTCTTCCCGATGGCGTCGGGCCGGGGACGGAAGCGCACACCTTCACAAACGGAGTGATCGGCAACGCTTACGACACGGCCCGTTCGGGTATGCAGTTCGTTCCCGACTCTCAGTATCTAGCCGACACGCAGAGTCTGGCGCAAAAGGTCAACAGCGGCGTTCTCGATCCGGCCCAAGCGAAACAGGTGGGAGATTTCGTCAACAATACCGTTGTTGGGCGGCTTAAGGCTCAAGGTGGAGTTCTTAACGGAGACGCATACAAAGCGGCCTCCTCAGACATTGGGCGCGCGATCGATACCTGGAGCAAGAATCCGAATACGGCCCCTATGGCCGATGCGCTCTCGGAATATCAGTCGATCTTCGATGATGCGGCGCGCAGGAATAGCTCAACGGCGGCAACCGATCTTCTCGACAATGCGGATAGCGCTTACGCCAAGTTCGCACGCATCCAGCGGGCGTCTCAACTCGGCGGTGCGGCAAAGGACGCGGGTACGTTTACTCCGGTGAATTACGCCTCTGCCGTCAAAAGCATGGGAACCGGCGTTCGGACGAATGCCTACAGCCGGGGCAACGCCTTGGGGCAGGATCTCGCGCAGGCCGGACTCGGGTTGCGGGATTATCTTCCGGACTCTGGAACGGCCCCGAGAATAGCGGCTCTGGATGCCCTCAAGTCAGCCGAGGGATTGGGCGGGGCATATGCCATCGCCAGCCATCCGGTGGGCTTGGGAATGTTCGCTCCGTATCTTGGAAATATCGGTGGCAAACTGGTTGCGCCACGCTCGGCTACACTACCGCCGTTCCTCGCCAATCCACTCGATGCGCTTGGGAACGGCATCTATAGTCGTGCCTCTATAGCCGGTGGTGTCGGGGTACCGCTCGCCCTCAGCTACGGCCAATAGCTTTCGTTTTCTTGCTCGCCGCCATTCGGTGATCGCGCCAGCAATCATGCTGGAGGCGGCGATAGTCCACAGGCCGTGCATCGGCACTGACTACCACAATTCCTGACCCATTGAAACGGAGAACGCCGTGGCTTTCTCGTCCTACTCCACCACGCCTTCGCTAAACCTCTCTATCGGCGGCGTTTCGGTCGCCGAAGGGTGCTCTGCGGCCAACATCAATGACGCAATTCGCCAGCTCATGGCCGATGGGCGGGCGCTTTCCGATTCCGTTTCGGGGATCAACGTCTCGACCCTCATGCCCATCGCTGGAGGCACGTTTACCGGCCAAATCAAGCGCAGCGGCGGCGGTGGGTATTTCTACAACGCAAACGCCACCCAATCGGGCGGCAAGATAACGTTCCTGACCTCCGGCTCCGCCCTTCCATCGTCTCCCCAAGAGGGCGACATGGTGTTCTTCTACTAATGAATGTCAGGCTCAGGGCGGCGTGGAGATCGCCGACGACGGCCAGCGCTTATTTCAACGGGGCATGGCGAACACTTCAGTATGGCCAAGCCTATGTTTCCGGGGCCTGGCGAACCGTTGTCACATTCGCTCAGGCGCTTACGCTGTCGGCCTTTGGGGGAAGCGGTAGGTCGAGTACATCAACGGTGAGCACTGGAGCCACCGCAATCCCGAACGGAGGGGTGGGGCCGTTCACCTATGCGTGGACCGTTACCGGCTCGACCAACCTTACCGGCATTTCGCTAAGCGGCCAGACAACCGCCAACCTCTCGATCACCGCAACCGTAGTGTCCGGCAATGTCGGGGATAGCGGCACGGCAAACCTGCACTGCGTAGCCACCGACTCCATCGGCTCAACGGCGAGCGCCGACTGCACAGCATCCTTCCTCATCTACGATGGGAAGCCGGGCGACACCGGCACCCTATAGGGAGTTTTCGCATGTTCCATTTCCTCGGGGCTATCACCAATACAAAGGGTGATGCTCTCCCCGGCTATTTCGTCCAGTTGACGGATTCCGGCGGCAATGTCGTGCCGATCTATTCGGACCAGAACGCGACCCCGATCATAAGCGTTAGCGGCGTCTCCAACATGGCGCTCGTCAACAGCGACGGGATGGCCGATTTCTATGTGAATCCCGGCGAATATACCCTGAATGTCTATGCGGCAGACGCTTCGACACTGGATCGAGGCTTCGCCAATGTGCCGATGGGCCTCAACACGATTACCCTCGCCAGCGGCGCAACCGTCACCAGCAGATCGGCGCTATCCGATATCGCTCTCCCGGTTGATGGACAGTCGGCCCTTCTCGCCGAGGTGCATTACGAGGGGATTTTCGTATTCTCCGCAGCAAACCTTTCTTCTTCCGTCTCCGCAGATCCGGGGCAGTGGGAATATGTCGCTCCTTCGTCGGATACCACTGGAGCCTCCGGTGCCTGGGTTCGCAAGTCCAGAACCAAACTGACCGCAGACCTCACTTTGTATGTCCGCGCGGACGGTTCCGATTCACACGATGGGAGCGCCAACACTTCTGGTTCGGCGATGGCCACCATCCAACACGCGGTGGATGTTGCTTACAAGATTTTCGATTGCGACGGCCACAAGATCACCATCCAGATCGCGGATGGAGTAACCGGCCAGAGCGTCACCATCAATGGCAAGTTGGTTGGTGCAAAGGATGCATCTGCCCAGCCCCTGCAGATCATCGGCAACGAGACGACGCCGGCCAATGTGTCGTTCAGCCTATCCGTTTCCGATTATGCCTACGTGCTCCTCGCCGGGGTTACGATCGCGAACGCAGGCGGGGTCGGCCTGTCGCTCACCAACCTTCCGACCGTCGAGCATCGCAACTGCGTGTTCGGGGCCTGCTCGGCCGAGCGCATCCTCGCGCTCGGCAACAGCTACGTCCATGCTATCGGGGCGACTACCGTTAGCGGCGCAGCGCAGAGCTTCGTCCACGCAACCGAGCGCTCGCTTGTGGACTTCGGAAGTCAGGCCCTCACGTTCAGCTCGGCGACCCATTCGGTCTATCTGTGGGGGCTCAACGACGCGAGCGTTCATCTCGATAGCGCCACGATTACCGGGTCGGCGACTGGCGGGATCACGGTTCATCGTAATGCCATTCTCAATGTCACCAGCGTAACCGGCCAGTGGTGGGGCAGCACCTATCCGGTCGTGGAGGATGGAGGCAGGATCGCGGCAGACGCCTTTCCTTCGCGAAATCTTTATGTGCGTCCCAGCGGAAACGACAACAATCCCGGCTTCGTCAATTCTGACGCGGGGGCCTTCGCCACCATAACCGCAGCGGTCAATGCGCTCTCCAAAATGCCTTACGACCCCTCCGCCTGGGACGCGAACAATGGCTGGGTCATTCAAGCCAGCGGGGTCCATACCTACAACGAAACGGTCAATCTTCAGGATGTTCCTTATCGCTGGGTCATTCTTCTCGGTGATGAGGGAACGCCGAGTAACGTCGTCATTCAGGGATCGGGTCACGGCGTTGCGGCGACGGGTACAAAGACACGCTGGTACGTCAGGGGCTTTCGCATCCATGCGACCAGCGGTGACAGCCTCCATGCCGAGCAGGGCGGTCAAATCACCTTCCGCAATATCGAATGCGGTTCGGCAACCGGCGCTCAGCTTTTCGCCTATGTTGGTGGGCGACTGATCGCAGAGGGAAATTACAGCATCGTCACAAGCGCCCCTATTCATGCTCGCGCGTGGGCCAACGCCACAATCGATATCCACGGCAACACGGTCACCCTAACGGGGACACCGGCCTACAGTTCATATTTCGCGGAGGCTCGGCTCAACGGGCTGATCCGGGCCGATGGTTGCACTTTCACCGGGTCAGCAACCGGCACAAAATATTACGCCGAAACCGGCGGCGTCATTTACGCCAACGGTGGCACCCTCCCAGGAAGTCTCGCCGGTTCGACCGGAACGGGCGGTCAGTATGCGTAGGCGCGCGCAATGACCCAGCACCGGCACCTAACCGATGTTCTCGCGTGGTTTCTTGGGGGGCTTGCCGTGTACGGTTTCTGGCAGGGCGTAGCTCTCGCGCTGACGATCCTCGCAGCCCTCGGCTCGCTCTCGCTAGCCGCTCTCAGATGGTACGTGTTCTTCAAGTACGGCCCCAAAGCTCAGGTGCCGGAATGAGCTGGGCGATCCGCGAGCTTCGCCACATGTGGGACGAAACGCTTGGCGAGCCCATCGATAGCTTCGAGGCGATCCTAGCGCGATTGGAGCCCTCACCGGAGGAGCGGGGGCTTACTCGGGTGAAGGCTCCAGATGATCGTCAACCGGCGGCTTCTCGCGAAATCCACCACCGCACCCGCGCAGGCCTCATAACCCTGAGCGGTCCTCCCTCAACGCGTTCAAATGAAAGCGGTTCCCGGTGAATCCTTCACCCGCCTGCTTCGCACTGATCCGGGCGAGCGAAGGGTGCGTTCTCAAGTCCTACAGAGACAATGGCGGCGTGCTCACCTGCGGTTGGGGGCATACTGGGCCAGACGTTCGCGAAGGCGAGACAATCACGCCGGAACAGGCCGAACAACTGCTTGAGGCCGACGCAGCCAAGGCCGGTGCCGCTGTCTGCAGATTAGCGCCGAAAACCACGCAGGGCCAGTTCGACGCGCTGACCGACTTTGTGTTCAATCTCGGGGTTGGAGCGCTCGCTGGTTCCACGCTCCTGCATAAGCACAATGCCGGTGATTTTGCCGGGGCCGCAGCCGAGTTCGGCAAGTGGGTTTATGCTGCCGACCGCATCTTGCCAGGCCTTGTCAAAAGGAGGGCCGCAGAGGCGGCGCTCTATCTATGCGAGTAGCGGTTGCCCTGCCATGCGGAAGCGCCCCAACGCTCCTGCGGCCACCCTCTGTCAATGCGGTAAGTGAGCGTGTTCACCTGTATGCCGAGCTTCCGTGCGAGCGCGCTAAGGGTCATGCGCTCTCCGTCATATTCTATAAAGCGGTTGGTCCTAAGGTTTCCCTGCTGGTCGCGTGGGGTAGACCAACGGCAGTTTTCTGGAAAATATCCCAAGCCGCCGTCCACACGATCAATGGTGCGCCCCTCTGGACGCTCCCCCATGTCGGCAAGGAAATTCTCAAAAGAGCGCCAGCGCTCGCAAACGCTAATCCCTTTAGCGCCATAGGCATGAAACTTGGCATGGTTCGGGTTTTCGCACCGCTGCCGCATTGCCCACCAACTTCCGAACGTAGGAGAGCGCCTTCCAACTCGGGTGTGGCCATGCGTAGCCGCACGTACAGACATCAAACACGGTCGCGAACAATATTCGGAACGCCCACGCCCGATAGCGCTCGTCGTGCGCTCAAAAACACTGCCGCAGACTGGACAAGTCGTCGCGATTCTAGGGAGCCGTTTCACGGTAAATACCTAGCAAAACTGCGGAGTTTGTCAACGAATCACTGTTGCTGGAAAATCATCGGAGAAGCGCTGTGAAAGCGACTGTTGCGTATCTCAAGGCTCGCCTCGACGAGCGTTCAACCTGGATGTTCATCGGGGCAGGAGTTACCGCCGCAGCAGCCTTGTCATGGCCGTGGAACGTGATCTCGTTCGCTACTGCGGTGATTGGCGCGCTTGTACCAGCGGGGACGGCGACCAATGGGTGAGGTTGTCCACTTTGGCCGTCAGGACATCGGTCCAGACGTTCTCACGATCAGCAACATCGCCGACATCGCCACGGAAGCGCGCGAGTTCGCGGAGGCACTGGAAACCTCGCAGATCGCGCCACGAACCGTCCTAGTCGTATTCGAGAGCGACGGCGACATGCATGTCAAATGCTGGGGGCAAGCTCCGTCGATACTGGAAGCTCTCGGCACTCTCGAACTGGCGAAACAAGTAAGCGTCGATACCGCGCGTGCTAATGCGGGCTGGAGCCCTACCGGATGATGGCCGGTTGGTTCCGTCTGCGCCTTACCGGACCTGACCCTGTAGGGTTTGTCCCCGGCAATATGGTGCGCCGCACGGATGGCATTGCTGGCGTGTGGCTGGTCGAGAGCACCCGAGTCACCAAGGACCGTCTCGAACTCGCCATGATCGCCCTGGATGGACGGTATCATATCGAACTTCCGTTCACCTCGCTCAAGCTCGTTCAGCAGGGCGGAGATGCCTACGATAAGCGGGGGCGCAAATGATCCTCCTCGCGCTCCTCATACTCACTCCCGCAAAGCTCGTGACGGTCTGCACCAAGTATCCAATACCTGGGCTATCGCATACGCTTAACCCCAACGCACCCAAGGACAAGCAAGTGCAGGAGAAGATCAACTTCTGCGAGCAAGTCACCATTCCTGATCCTCCCGCATGGCTTAACCACATGACGCCTGTAACCGACTTTAGGCATGATCCGAGGGCGTTCACATGAACCACGCAATTACAGTGGGCGACCTGCTTCTCATAGGCGGTGCTCTTTTGGGCTTTGCCTTAATGCTGATCGGAGGATTTCCGTGGATCATCTCCGGGCTTCAGGATTGCCCTGATCCAGAGACTGTTTCGAACGGCAAGCGCGGTGGAGTAGTCGCGCTCGCAGGTATCACCATTCTCGTCCTTTGTATGTGGTGCCTCCTATGATCCTTCCTGTCCTTGGCGCTCTCGGACTTGGCGGTGCGCTCACCGTTGCCTCAGTGGCTTATCCGCCCATCGGAACCGCTGTCCTCCTGTTCCTCCGCAATGCCGGAGCGTGGTTGTCTCGCCGGTCACTTGGCGAGATTGCGTGCATCGGAATGGGCCTAGCGCTCGTCGGAGCCCTATTGTGGGGCGATCACTGGAAAGCCGTA